TCCATTTACGAAACGTACAACACTAAGACATTATTTATCATAGATGAACTTGATAGAGCGAGGCCTGATTTTTCTTTAGATTTACTGGAAAAAATAAAACACCTATTTTCTGTCGAAGGTTTTGTTTTCATGCTCTCAGTTAACAGAGAGCAGTTTGAAAGAAGTATTGAGCAGCGATATGGTAGTATTGATTCTAGAACATATCTCAATAAATTCGTAAACTATTGGTTTAACCTTCCAAAAATAAATTCACTAGCCGATGAGGTAAAGTCTGGATATAAGCCTTCAACCACACACCTACATCTGATGAATCTAGATAAAGACATGAGATTCTTTTCTAGAAATGGTGATCTCATAAATACGTTATCCTTTCTCATAGATATAAATGAATACTCCCTACGAGAAGCCGAGAGATGTTACGCTTTAATGTGTGCCATCGATAATAAAGAGGCTATATATAACTTTGTTAGTAATACATATCAAAGCCTGCTTGCTTTTGTTGCATATCTCAAAGTTGTCAATCCTGAGTTGTTATCCGATATAAGCCACAAAAGAAAACCCAAAAATGAAGTTTTAAAATTATTGAACCCTAAGAACATCCAAAATGATCAATTCTTCTTCAGTCTATACTCAATCATTCACATTTTAGATTATCATTACGCTTCAAATGAAGAGTTAGAAAGAGCAAGAAATGAAAATACTTACTCTGACATAGAGCATTTTTTATTTGGTGGGAAAAGAATAGACATATTCAAAAGAATGAATAATATAATAGACAACCTTCATATAGGTCAGTGAGTTATTTTGAGTAGGGGTGAAACATTTTACCGTCACCCCTAATCTATTTTTTAATATTCAATCTCACTTAATGCCACCATGATTGCTAAACGTTCTGCAGGCGGTAAGGCAGCAAACTTCTCCTTCCAGCGCTGCGCTTTTCGCTTAATCCGATAGCGATCGTTGTAGTCTTTTCCGGCAAAAGCGTGCGAGTAGGCCCGGCCCTCCGGGTAATTCATCCATATTTTTTCCGTCCGTACACCGCCTCGTGTCATCGCCTGAAACTCGCGGGCGCGCCAGCCCGTAAGCATGCGGTCATACAGATCTGACGGGTAGCCAGACAGGATCACGCTGACGTTACTCGGAAGATCTCGCAAACGCATCAGCAGCCGTTTATGATCATCAACGGTATACTCATACCGATAGCGCGCAGCGCTACTGCGGGTTTCCGGTAGATATGGAGGGTCGCAATAGATGAGTACCCGCCCCATTCTTTCAAGCTCCGTCCTTCCGTCAACAGCATGCCGACGCAGTTTTGACTCAATAAAATCAACTGCATCAACCGCCTCGATAAGCAGACTCTCTCCGAGAGTGCCCAAAAACTCCGAATTGCTCTGTTTAAATTCCTCAATAGTCAGCGGGTCAATATCCACTCCCCAACTTATCTTTGCTGGAGGCTTACGCAACATCACGGCGCCGCCACCCAGGTGCGTTTCAATATAGGTATCGTGCGGCGGCATTTCGGCTATGATTTTTTGATAAACCCCGCTTGCCGCTTTGCTTCCTAAGTAGCTCATAGACCCCTCTCCGGTACCGCACCGTCAGTATTGACGTTTCTCGATGAATGGCCAGCACGGTCAAAAATGGCCGTGCCGTCCAGAATGGCTAACGGTTTTTGCTTTGCTTAATGGCCTTCTTCCAGCGGCTGACTAAGTCCCATGTCGCCACGTATTCGCGTGTTGATCTGTCTGGCTCCCCGGCGTCGTTGACCCTCACGTCTCGTAAAATGCCGTTTCTCACAGCAAGCAGGTTATTGCCGTTGCGAACGCTGGCCCCGCCAGCGATTGACCTGATAACTTCATCACTCACGAAGATCCTGCAGGTGCGCAGCTGCGCGCCGACGCTGGCGATCAGGTCATCGCTGACTGACCCGGCGGCCTGGGCACTTACTTTCTGCCTTCTCGTCTGTTCTGCCTCGACTTTCTGCGCCTGGTATGCGTCGGCCGTCGCCGCGTAGTTCTCTGCCCGCCGCTGCGCCTCGATCTGCAGCTGCGCGCGCCAGCGCCGGTCCGCCTCTTCCTGGGTAATGCTCATATCCCGCGCCGCGACCACTTTCGGGCCCCATTCCAGCGCCGAATCATCATTGAGCGACGTGCGCAGTCCGCGCGCCGTGCGCATGAACGCCTGATCTGAGCTTTCGCGTCCTGAATTTTTCAGCCTGCGGGTGATCTCCTGCCTTTGCTGACGTGAATATCGCCTCAGGTCCTCGATATTCAGCGGAAGTTCTGCCCCTGAACTGCCCGGAGAGCTGCCGCCAGCAGCTGACACCACCGGATCTGGCGGTGATTTTTCGCCCGTTCCGGGGCGCTCCGTACAGTTATTGACAGAACTCCGAGGGGCCGCTTCGCGGCCTTCTAAGGTCAAAACCTCAGCCGGCGCGGGCTTGCGCTTCGGCACGATCTTGTAATCGGTGGTGCGGGTAAAAATGACTGACTCACTGCCCGCAAACGGGCAGTAGACGCCGGTGATTTTGGAGATCGTGTCACCGTAATCGTTGCCGTCCTCGGTCACTTCGTAATTGAGCCGCACCCGCAGGCAGTCGCGGGCAACAAACGGGCCGCCTTGGGCGTTGGTATACCCCGGCCAGTCGGATGCATCGGCCGCCGTCCTGCCCTCTTCGATCTCAGGGTGCAGCGTCAGCTCGCGATCGCCCAGGCGGCGCAGCTCGCGCCAGGTTGTGACCGGCGCGCCGCCGATCTGCTGAAACTGCCGGATGTTCCAGCGCGAGGCCCACGCGCGCACGCGCTTCGCCATCTCCTTCACCGGCTGGCCTGACTCGTCATCAACTTCGCCATCCATGCCGTAGCCGTCGATATTTTTGGAGATGTATTTAGCGATGTACCCGGTTGCCGATCCGAACTGCTCATCAATCGGTGTCACGTTGAAGCGGTACTGCTGCGCCCCTGGCTCGTCGCCGTTTTCCTGCAGAGCGTAGGCGCGGAAAATGTCCGTCGCAGCCTCTGCCTGCTCCGGCCGAAGAAACAGCAACAGGTGCCAGTGCGGGGTTGCGTCGTGGTGCGGCTCCGCAACGCGAAAGCCGAAGGTGCGGATCCCTTTCCGGCGCCACTTCGCCCGCACGCGCGACCAGATCTTGCACAAATACTTTTGCGTCTGGCGTGGGCTGGCGTCGCAGTATTTATCGTTGCGCCTGCCGGATTGCACATGCGTTGAGTGATAAGCAGAAGGCGCGGTCAGGGTGTAGAACATGCCAACCAGCCCCATCTCGTTTGCCAGGTCTTCAAATCCGCGCATACGCACCATCAGCTCATGCCTGGCGATCTTGGGGTTTGACGTGCTGCCCATCACCTTATCCAGCAGAGAGGTGCGCTCGCCGGTGTCCTGGTCCTCAAGCTCCATTGCCTGCAGGTACTCAAAATTCGCCTTTTTCTGCGCTATCCACTCGCGAAAGCACGGCATCGAGCAGTATGGGGATGTCACTTTACTGACGTACCCGGCGGCAATCATCAGGTGTTCGCGCCAGCAGTCGTGGATGCGGCGGATCTTGTTCAGCCACCACTTTTCCGACTGCAGTCTCGCGACGGCACGCAGCGCCTCTTCTGCTTCCAGCTCCTCGGCGCAGTAGTTCGCCCAGGCAGGAATTGCGATATTGAGCGCCGTCGCCTTACTGGCGATATAGCCGTATGAGTAGAGCGTGGAGAAGGCGGGGTCTGCGGTCTTTGCGTACTGGAAATCAAACTCGCGCATAAACTCGCTTTTCATCAGGTTCGCGAGCTTATACGCCAGCCGTTTCAGGCGCTTTTTGTCCGCCCAGGGCAGTAGATGAAAGTCATCACGCAGCGGAAAGAGGATGGCCGGCAGCGTGCTCTGCGGCAGGTATTGCGCGTTAACCGCGTCGACGCGGCGGAGCACGTGGCGCTCAAAGGTGCTGAACAGCCAGCGCACTGCCTGCTTGGGATCTTTGGCGTCGAGAGTCTCCAGCCTGGAAGTGAAGCGCTTGCGGATAAATGCGGGGAGAGACTGCAGGCGACGGCGCAGGTAGGTTGCGCGGCGTTTCCGATCAAAGGTTTCCCGGGCGGCACCCTCGCGCGGGCGCATCGGCGCGCGGTAGACGGTATCGACCAGATCGGCATAGGCGAGCGCCCTGCGCTCGCCGTCCGGGGTGAGATACTCTATCGCTGTCGATTCAGACTGGTTGGGGTTAATAGCCTGGCGTTTAGCGTTCCATGCCCACGCCAGTACGGCGGCCTCAGACATAGCCCACCCGGGCCATGTACGCCCTTATGAACTGTGCCGCTGCTTCAATATTGATAGCGTTTCCGTAGGCGCGCAGTCTTCCCACTCTGCCGGGAATGCCATCAGCCAGCGGGAATGATCCGGCGCTAACTGGCCTCCAGAAGTCATCTCTGCTAAACAACCAGTCCGCATCTCGCCAGAAGCCATTAGCCGGGCCGGGCCGCACAACGCCGCCACGTCCTGCAGCCTCTTCTGAATTTTGGTTCCATTGTCGCGATATGTGCGCAGCGCTTCTTGCGGACATGGTGAACGGTCGTTGCTGGTCGTTGGCGGCGGCCAACCAGCAAGCTGAGCGGTCACATCCAGCCTGTCGGTGGAAAGTTTTCCGTTGTGTACTCGCCCCCCCGGATATCCCCCTCTCCCGTCCGTGGCTGTCGGCGTTGGCCAGGCAGCCAACAGCGCCGCAGTCTGGAGGTTCAACCCTCCCTCGCGCGCAAAGTTTCCCGCTCCTCTCCCATTGCTGGCGATCGGCGTCGGCCACCCAATAAGCACGGTCTCTCGTGTGCGGGGCACCGACGCTCGCAGACGGAAACGCACACGCCCCGAAGGCATAGCCCAGGGCTTCCACATCAGCCTGTACAAGGTCGATCCAGTCGTTTGCGTCAGCGCTGCCAGATTGCTCGCCAAACACCACGATAGGGCGGCGCTGGCCGACAAGCCAATGTGCGGAGGGCCATAAGTGCCGCTCGTCAGCAAACCCAAGCCCCTTGCCTGCCTGGCTGAAAGGTTGGCATGGGCATGACGCCGTCCACGCCGGTCTGGTGTCAGGCCATCCGGCGCGACGCATGGCGAGTGACCACCCGCCGATCCCGGCAAACAGGTGGACCTGAGAGAATCCTTTAAGGTCATTAGGGGTTATATCCTCAATAGAGCGAGTATCAACGACACCAGGCGCGATATGCCCGGCATCAATGAGGTTGCGCAGCCACTGCGCGGCAAACGGATCTATCTCGTTGTAATAAGCGACCACAGCGCCTCCCACATCGCCTGCCAGACGACGAACGCCAGATACCCCACCGGCACCCAGAACAGCAGCACGCAGAGCACAGCGGCGATAACGAGGCTTCGCCAGAACTGGCGGTAATTGGTTTCTTCGTTCATTTGCGGCACCTCAGAACGGCAATTCATCTTCATCGGAAAAATCGCTATCCAGACCCACGATAGGGATCGCTACGGTGTCTCCCGGCTGAATTGCGCGGGCCTCTCGTTTCGTGCTGACGGTGATATCAGTGCGTAGGTACTCGCCACCGACCATCACCTCAGCTTCCACCATCCAGAAGTCGTGAATCGGCCAGCACTCGATCACCCGAGTGACCACGGCGTCAATTTCGTTAACCATGATTAGCCCCCCTGAATTGGGCGAATTGATTCGAGGAGCAGCCGACGTCGTGTGTTTTCTGCAAAGTGACGGCGCCCCGACTCTTTGTGGTAAAGCTCGTTAGTGCCGGCCACCCACATTTTTTCCGTTGCGTGCAACTTCTTGAGCTTCGGGCCGTCTTTGGTTATGACGGTGCCGACGTGCGTTTTTTTGATAGCCATCAGAAAGCCTCCAAATCGTCAAAAGCGCCCGTTGCCGCCATTGCGCCGTAAGTGGAAAGCCTCTTTACTGGCCTGCAATACGCGCAATTGCCGCCGCCAGAACGACCACAGCGACCGCATACACGAAGCACGCCAATAACCTCGCCAGCCATATCGCGGCTTTTGGCGCTAACAGAGCGGCGCACGCTGAAGGCATGGAGATTGAAAGCGGAATAGATTTCGCGGGTTTCCGGGGTATCGCTGTTGGACATCACCGCACGATGGCCGTACTGGCGATGAGCATCGAGCAAGGTTGCAGCCAGGTCGCGATGATCTTTCAGGGTAAAAGGCTTGCCGTAGGCGGTGAAACTGGCGGTTTTGCTGGCCGGGATATATGGGGGGTCGCAGTAAAAAACCACGTCATGCGCCAACCGCGTAGTACCTGGGATGGAATCGCGAAAATCGCCATGGTGGAAAATCGCTTTTGTGTCATTAGCTTTTTCGGCGAACAAACGCATTTCGTTTTCCGGGAAATAAGGCGTGACATATTTGCCAAAGGGCGAGTTGAACTCCCCCTTCAGATTTTCGCGATAAAGGCCGTTGTACGTATGGCGGTTCAGGTACAAAAAATACGCCGCGTGAAGCAATGCAGCATCCGGATCCGAGTCCGCTTTTTGAGTAAGTGAATTAAATTCACCTCGCCGCTTATAAAAAGCGTCGGCATTATTCCCATCGCAAAATACCCAGCGACAAGCAGAAATCGTGTCTTCTGGTCTACCTGTTAATTGACGGAAAAAGTTGATCAGATTCAGATTGCTATCGCAGAGCACATAGCGGCGGTATTCCGTGTTCATAAACACTGTCCCGCTGCCGACAAACGGCTCGATCAGGCAATCTGTCTTCGGCAGGTGCTTCAGCAGCTGCGGCATGACGCGGGACTTCCCGCCAGCCCATTTAAGTGGTGATTTGATCATGGCTCGCCTCACAGTGATTCGAGGTGCGGAGTGGTGAGGCGCTGCCAGATCTCGCATACCTGCTCTGCCTGGTAAACGGCGTCAGTCAGCATGTAAGTGGCCGTTGAGCGGCGCGCGTGAGGAGCGTATCCAGTAGCACCGGCCAGCATTACTAAAGTTGGCAGGCTGCAGAGTTTGAGAGCGATGCAGGCCCCAGTCAGTCCATGCCTGGTTATGGCAGAAAGCAACTGCCTGAGCGATCCCTCCGCTCGCGTCCAGCACTGCAGCTCTGCATGTTTCGTCGCATTTTTTTTCACAAAGTCGAGCAGCTCTCCCACGGCGGCCAGCTCCGTGTGAGTAGCGCTGATAATCTCCACGCGCTGATCGGCGTCTCTCTTGAGCAGCTCAATCACCGCTGCAGGATCGATATTGCTGACGGTATTCAGGTCAATCGCGCGGTAAAACTGCGGCCCGAGCTGGCCGGTTGAAGGTTCAAAGAAGACGCACTCAACAGCGAATAGCGGTGAGTCTTCTTTGCCGCCCAATGCTCTGATATCCAGCATCATGTTATTCATGGTTTTTTCCTTCACTGATGGTTAGCTCGCGGTTATCGATCCACCGCTCGACTGATGAATAAATCTCTTCTGGCGTAGCGCTTTCCTTTTTCAGCTGGCCGATGTAGATACGCAGCAGGCCGAGAATGTGAGTGCGCTCCGCCCGGCGGGCGCCGGTGCTTATTTCCATAAACTCCGGATCGCTTATTCCGCCCTCCAGCTTGATTGACCTGACCTGCATACAGCCTCCTGAAAAAGGCAAAACGAAGCCCCGGCAAGACGAGTGCCGTTATTCTTTTTGCGATTTAATTAGTGGTTGGGGCGCGGCTTTCTTTTGATCTGCTTGAACAGCCGTTCGTGCCAGTAATACAGGAAATCCACGAAGGTCATTCGCGCCCGGTCATGGTTGCCGCGTATGGTTTTTTCCAGGCCGTAGATAATCAGGTCTATCGACGGGCTTTCAGCACTGACGCTGATGCGGGCGCCGTTTTTCAGGTGGACGGTGAAGCCCTTCTCCGCGCTCTCGACTGCCTCGCGGATCAGCATTTCACGCTCCCAGGTGCTTTTCTCTTCAGAAAACATGCCCCCTCCCGTTAAAACAGCTTCTTCAAAGCGCGGGCGATTACTGCGGCAACGCTTTTATTGATTTTCGGCGTATAAACAAAAGGCCGGTTCATGCCGTGCACGAAGCGAACTTTGTTTGGTTCCGGTTTGAAATGGCGGCCGTCTGGTGTCTCAATCCAGCCGCGTGAATTGCGGAAGTGAGTTACCTGGCAACCCTGCTTAAGCAGGCTGGCAAGCGACGGGACATTTTCATTGTTCATTCTGCCATCCTCAATTAATGAGCAATAAAACGGCGGCTATTAATAATGCGGTCTATGGTTTTGCACGCTTCAGCTAAGGCAAAATCACGCCCGAAATAATTACCACTATTTAACACGCTGTATGCCTGTTTCATTGTGGTGCTGTTGCGCGGACATTTGTGAATAGTAAACCCGCGATAAACGTAGCTATGGCGGCTAAGTTGAATTAACTGGCTCATATTTTTCCCGTTAGCTATTAGCAATAGCATCCTTGAGCATGGCAACCATATTGACTTCTGGTTTATCGTTGCGCCTTTCTTTTGGCCTGATAATAATCCTGCCATCCTTTACCATATCCCGGCAGGTATTAAATGGAATGCCCGTTATTCTGGCGTATTCCTTTAGTGACAGATAAGGCGAAGCAACATTGATGTTGATTGTTAACCCCGACATTTTCACCTCTTAATAAAAATATTAATCAGTGCTGAGTAGTGAAAGCCGGTAAATCAGTCGGCCTTCATGGCCTCCAGCCCACGCAGAAAAACGATGCGCGCCATGTTCGACGCTGAGCGACACTCTTCCTTCGCCATCGTCTCAATCGTGGTCCGCTCCTCCGGTGAGAGCCGCAGCGGTAGCGGCTTGCCCGCGACGCTGTTTTTCGGCGTACGCGACCTTTGCTCATGTTGTACTTGTGTCATAGTGGTATATTGTGATCTGCTAAGTGTCCGTGATTCACATTGTGGTATTCATTTGAGTACCTGTCAAGGAATTTTGAATGCATTCGAGTATTGGAGATCGTCTCAGAGAAGAACGCCTGCGCTTAGGACTCAGCCAAGCTGCACTAGGTGAGATTGGCGGTGTCAGGAAGCAAGCCCAACTAAATTATGAAAAAGGTGAGCGCAATCCAGATGCAACTTACCTTTCTGCCATTTCAAAATTCGGTGCTGACGTTCAGTTCATAGTCATCGGAACCAGATCAGCAGAGGCGCTTAACGATGATGAACAAGAACTACTAAGCCTGTTTAGAAAAGCACCTTTAGCAGTTAAAGCTGCGGCTCTAGCCGCCCTAACAGCTGGCACTGCAAGCGCTGATTCGATAAGCGTTTCCGGGCATGGAAACCGCGTGGCGGGACGGGACTATAACGAAAACAAGAAGTAAGGATGTTTAATGTCGGTAAACTCAACTGGAGATCAAAACCGTTCTGCCGGGCGTGATTTTAATGAGAATCATGTTCAGATTGATAGTTTTGACGGTCGTCACACTATTAATATCGCAATCCCGAGTGAGGAAGCTGACCGGCGGCCGCTGGTTAAGGCCCAGCGCAAGGAACTTAATAGCCTTGTAGCCTCTGTAGCCGAATGCAGCAATAAAGAGGCTTTTGCTATCTGGCATAAAGTTCATGCCGAAATTGGCGTTTCATCGATCGACGATATGACCGTTAGCCAATACCAGGCGGCTATAAGCTACCTGCAGGCAATGCTTGATCGCTGTAGGGAGCAGGACGCCAGTAGAGCCCTGGTCAGTTTACTTCTCCGAAATAGCCAGAATGGAGAAACGAGGCAAAAACTGATCCGTTATTGCAATATCCAATTCGGCACCGGGAGACTTAATGATTTAACCCGGCCTCAGTTGCAAATGGCATTGTCGTGGTTAGATGAAAGACAACCATTCGAGCAAAAGAAGCCATCTTCTAATTCAGATAAAAAGCTAGACTTTTTTCAGTTATTCAAGTGTTACACGAAAGAATTCATTGGCGTTTTCGTCATTGGATTAATTATCGGCGTCGTTATTTTTTGAAAACAAGGACAGAAAAATGATTATCACCTCGAAAACAACAAAATCTTTATTTGCCATTGGTTTTTTGTGCTTTACCTCCGCTGCCGTAGCCATGCCATTTAAAACTATCGAAAGAAGTTCCTATACCGGAGTGTGGCCTTTTAACGCTAATGAGGTTCAGCTTCAATGCTTAAATGGAAATCCTTATGTCATGAACTTTGATGATAACAACACATACGCACTCACCGGGGCTGGGATAGTAAAAGGAAAATCTTTTGGGGCTCTACCGCTCGATAATAACAATAAATTTTGGCTGAATAATAAGGACATGCCAGGTGCAAAAATGAGCCTAGCGGACGTCACCAGCTCAGCATCCGAGCTGTGCGATAAATAATATCAACGCTCACTGAGGGCATCTAAAATGGCCGTAAGTAAACTCCCCTCCGGCAAATGGCTTTGCCAGTGCTTCCCCTACGGTCGTGACGGTAAGCGGATCCGAAAACAGTTTGCCACCAAAGGCGAGGCGCTCTCCTATGAGCGCCGTCTCATGAATAGCGCCGCAGGAGCCACGCTCAACGACAATGCCGTTACGCTGTCTGCTTTCGTTGACAAGTGGTATGAGATGCACGGCAAGACCCTCTCTTCCGGCGAAGAGCGCAAAGCGAAGCTGCTGGCAATCTGCGAGCGCCTCGGCGATCCGCTGGCGTCCCACTTCGATAAAAACACGTTCGCCGTTTATCGCGAACGGCGGCTTAACGGTGAATGGAACCAGAAGGGCAAGAAGAAGCTCAGCGAGGCCACCGTAAATCGCGAGCAATCGTACCTGCACGCCGTTTTTTCTGAAATGAAGAGGTTGGGTGAGTGGGAAGGCGATAACCCGCTGGCGGGCATCAGGCAGTTTAAGGAGGGCGATCAGGAACTGGCTTTCCTGTATGAAGATGAGATCGATCGTCTGCTTGCGGCCTGTGACGCATCAGCCAACCCCGATCTGGGGATCGTCGTCAGGATTTGCCTGGCGACCGGCGCGCGTTGGAGTGAGGCGCAGGATTTACGGCAGTCGCAGATTCTGCCGGGGCGGCTGACGTTCACCCAGACCAAAAGCAAAAAGAATCGCACCGTGCCGATATCCGCGCAGCTGCAAGGCCTGCTGCCTAAAAAGCGCGGCGCCCTGTTCTCCCCTGCCTATGAGGCGTTTAAGGCGGCGCTAAAGCGGGCCAGCATTGAACTGCCGAAGGGGCAGCGCACGCACGTTCTGCGCCACACCTTCGCCAGCCACTTTATGATGCGCGGCGGCAATATTCTGGTGCTGCAGCAGATACTCGGCCACAGCACCATCATGATGACCATGCGCTATGCGCATTTTGCACCAAGTCATCTTGAAGCGGCGGTAGCGCTGAACCCGTTTGATAACCGTGAAAGCGGTGGGTGAAGGGAGTCAACAAAAAGCAGCGCTGCCACTCTGCTGCCATTTTGCTGCCACTTTCCGATCAGCAGATACAAAAAAACCACCCGAAGGTGGTTTCACGACACTGCTTATTGCTTTGATTATTCTGAT